GAATACCTCTTGAGTAATTAACTCGGGCGTCGCGTGGTGCATGGTGTCAATGTGCGCACTCCATAAAATATTAGTCTTGGCTTTCTTGTTGTGGTTCTCGTGAATATACGCGAGTGTCTCGCCCTCCTCATTCTTTAACGTTTTAAAGTCTTTGAAATATGTCTCACTAAATTCACGTTCGCCCTCGCTTCCGTGTTGGCGTCGATAAGTAAGTATATTTAAAAGTCTGTCGATTGGTTTAGATGTTTTCATTTTGTTTAATTTCCTCTGTTGGTTGCGGTTCGTTGTTTGCTTCTTCTTCGTCGATCTCGGCTTGTATTCTTTCCGCGTCGTCTTTATGGCACGTCGTCCCGTTGCTTAGTTCGTGGACGTCGTCCTGATGTGCTGATGTGTTGCCGTCGGCGTCTTCAAAGTCTAGGTCTTCGACTAAATTAAAATAAATAAAACCGCGCAACGTCATAACGAGGTCGTCTATGTGGTAGAGGTCGCCCGTTTCTTCACACCCATAAATATCAAACGCGGAAAAATCGACGTTTTCATGGTAAGCCTCGTCGCCTACAAATATGACATTATCCTCGTGGACGTAATCCTGTTCATTAGCGCGAACCCAAGCATATTCATAATTATTTTCAATACAATGTCGGCATACATATTGGTCGTGGTAGGTTGATGACATGTTGTCGTTGTGATCCATGTCCCCGCACTCGTCGCACTCGCTCTCGTCGTCGTCCTCTACGTCGTCCGTCCACCCGTTTGTATTGGTTAAACATATATCCCCGCGCGTTGTGATCTGAATATATGTCTTATCGTCTATGTCGATTAGTTCGCCGTCTTGTGCTGAGCCGTCCGCGCCGTTGCCTTGCGCCCCCGCGTCGATATAAGGTGCGACGAATATGTCCTCGTCGTCCTCGTATTCAATCAACTGCAACAGACACCCGTCGAGGTTGCCGTGTGTGTATCCGTTCGCTTTTAAATATTGTTGTAAGTATTTCCCTTCCGTTGAGCCGTTGGCGTCGGGGTAAACTCTAACGTATTGTTTCAAGTCCTCCCGCACGATACAACGCGCGAGTATGTCACCCGCGAGGCTTTGAATATATGCCAAACGAATAACACTCTTTTCGTGCGCATAAACTCGAACCGCGTCCACGCCTTTCATACATGAACCCGCCAAACAATCGCGATAAATTCTCACGAACCCGTCCGCGTCTGTGCTTTCAATAAAACGAACCTCCCACCCTGTGCGACTTGCGACGATCGCGTTATATTTCTCGACGGCGTCTTTAATCTCTGCCTCTGATAACCCGATAAAATCTTTAAACGAGGTTAAATACTTGCCTAGCTTTGTCACGACCTCGCGCCCGTCCCGTAGGTGTTTCAATGTCGGATAGTGTGCTATCTGTAGAGGGTTCATTAAACTGACGTGGACGCGGTGCAAGTTGAAAAGATAGTTTAAGTTGACGCCTTGCTCGTTGGTAATGCCGATCGCGTTCCAATTCATGTGAACCCACTCACCGCCGTTAAATTCTTGATCGATCTGTTTGATGCGAGGTTCTAGTTTATCGCGCACTTTTTCGAGTTGTTCAATGCGCTTTATATATTCACAAGCGCGGAGGGTGTAGTCGAGGTTCTTGCGTTCCTGTTCTACGTCGGGCGGGTTGCGGAGGTCGCTTATTGTTTTGGCTAGTGTTGCGCCGTTTATTCTGTAATAGGCGTCCGTCCCACCTAGTCTCAAATAGTCCGAGCGTGAATATCTAGTTTTGCGGAGTTGTTGGCGTTTGGCTTTGTCGTCTTTCTCGAGTTGATCGTTTAAGAATAGGCGGACGTTATTTGATCGAGCGTTTTTTAAATATTGGTGCGTTTCCGCGTAGTCGTTCGGCGTCGGGTTGAATAGTGTTAAACGTGCCATAAACTCTTGATCACTTACCGCCGAATAAATGTCCCTATATCTTAAAAGCGCGGGGGGTTTCGGCGCGTTCAAGTTGTGCATAGTTTCTATTATGCGTTTGAAGTCCGCGTTAGTTTGTTTCGAGTTCATGCTCTGCCTCCAATCTAAGTTGCTCGAGGTCGTGGCCGTTGATCGTTAAAATGTCGGTAAACTCTGTCACGTTGATCTCAACAAGTTTTGCTAGGTGCGCTTTTCTCATAGCGACGCCGTCGCGGAGGTTGGTCTCGAGTAGTTTAGTGACTTCGTGCGCCTGTTTCATGTCCGCCTTTGTGGGTTGGTAGAAAAAAGTAAACTTTACCGCGTGTCCGTTGATTGTGCCGTCGATAATGTTCACACTCTGCGCGGTTGGCTTCATTACTTCATAAGTCTTTTGTGGTCTGAGGTTGTTTCTTAAAACTTCGATCGCGTCGTGTCTTTGTTGCGCTTGGGTTGGTGCGGTTTTCATTTTGTTGTTGTCCTTTTTAATGTTTTTAGGGTGTTTCGGCTTTCACAATCGCTCTATAAACGATTATTTTTTAGGGGTTGATGTCTTACTATGTCCCTTTTCAATGGTTTTGTTTGCTTGTTCGAGGTATCGAACGGCGTCTTGGTATGCCCTCGAGGTGTCGGGCGTTAAATGTTTTGTGAGTAGTGCGTCGAGGTATCGAGGGTGCGCGTTTTGTTTTTTCATTTTGTGCCTTTCGTGAGTTTAGTTTTAAAGTCGTTGAGCGCGGTTTCAATCTGCCGAATTGATAAGCGAAGTTTGAACGCGGTCTCGTAGGTGTTATTAAAAAGCAAGGTTGATAAGATGACGCGCTCGGAAGTTGAAAGCGCGTCGGGGTTATTTAATGCCCTCTTAATTTGAGGGCGGAGTTTGTCGAGGTTCATAGTGTTATTTATCCGCGTTGTAAGCGCACTCGACCGCGCCAAAATTGTTTAAAAGTCCTTTTTTGTCTAGGTATTGAAGCCAACCCTCGTATCGTGCTTGGTAAGCGTTATCGGCTTTTATATCACACGAAAAATCTAAACTTGGCGCGTGAAACCAATATCCAAAAGTGTTTTTCATAATGTAAGCGTCTTTATAGGCTTTAAGTCCGTGCGCTTTGAGTTCGTGAACCATGCCGTTCATCATAGCCCTATCGAAGTTTAAATTCATGTTCATGTCGTGCCTTTCGTTGATGTTATTAAAATTGTGTTGCTGTCCATGATTTTACCGCGATTTAGTTTTTAAAGTAAAGTTTTATTTGACAATGGTTGGCATGGTTTTTGCTAGGTAAAAAAAGAGGGCGTTTAAGCCCTCGAGGTGTTGCGGGTGTGTAGTATCGGTTAGCGTTGCGCGTTCAGTTTGAAAAGTTTGAGCGAGATCAAGCCGACCGCCAAAAAGAAAAGAGATAAAACGTAGTCCTCGCCGTGATGTATTGAAAAGACTGCGCCCGATAAAAAAAGCGCAAGGGTTGGAATGGTTGCTAGGTAGATGTTTAAAAGTTTCGTTTTCATATAGTGCCTTTCGTTGTTTTAAGTTTGTATTGTGTTGCTATCTGATAAACGCGCCGATTTTAAAAAAGTAAGGGTTTTAGTGTAAAAAAGTTAAAACGAGGTTAAAACTAGGTAAAAAAGCCTTATAAAACAATAGGTTCACGCGGTTCACGTTTTGAAACTTTACTTTAAAACACGAACGAGGGGTTTTTTGAATGGGTTGTTAGTTGCTAAGTAGTTGTTTTATATAGATATATTATATTATTTATTATTATTATTAATGAGTGGTTCATGGGTTCATGCTCAAAATAGAGGACGAGGAGTAAGCGCGGTCACTGCGTAAACGAAGCGAACGATGTCTAAACTTTTTAAAACTCCGCCTTTCCCGATGTCCTTAAAAATAGCATGAACTTCGTGAACTTCATGAACTTCCGTTTAAAATCAAATACTTACGGAGTGAACGCGATCAAATAAAACGTGAACCGCGTGAACCCTTTAAAATCAAAGACTTAGAGAGGACTTAGTGAACTTGGTGTTTATGCACCAACATGGTGCGCGAGGTTAGCAAGGTGTGAACGTAGTGAACGCGGTGGACGCGGTAGAAAACGAGGCGCGACATAGTCGCATAGTAGGACACCCACCTACCCCCTACCCACCAAGTTTAAAAAACGGAGTCCCACCATGTTCCCTCATTGAGCCCAGCATAAATAGTCACACAAATTTAGAAAACCCCGTCCCTGCTAGGTACCCCCATGCTTAAAAAAGAGGCACATTAAAAAAATTTCTACAAAAAAATCTTGAAATATCAGGGACTTACAGGAAATTAAACACAAAAAAGTGATATATGTAACTAGATAGCTTTTGGATCGAAGTTGTATAACTCGGAGTAGACGTTTTTAATGCGGAGAAATTTAGGACCATGCTCATGGAAGTCATTATCGCCCCGAACATAAAGAGCTAAATGGACCATCTCGTGAAGCAAAGTTTGAAATATAGTTGTAAAGTGACCACAAGCGTTAGAACTTATCTGGATTTCCATCTCATGCTCGTCAAAACAACCGTATATATTAGGATTCTTAATGACTTTGAACTTAACTTTTGAAGACTTAGGCATGGGCAGGGTATTAAAAGGCGCCATCTGGCACGCCATGTTGTAAAGTATCTCTAGATTCTTCTTAGTTAACGTAGTTTTCACGACGTAAGACCAGGCATAGGCCAAGTAGCCACAAGCCAAAAGAAAATACCGGTGATAGTAATTATAATTAGGTCTTTCATAACAATATTCTACCTTGTTTTCTGTGAAAGCTGTGTTACAATCCCAAAATAAGCTGCAAATTCTAATCAAAGGTGTAACAGCGACACATGACAGACAAAATTGTCCAACAAAATCAAGGGGGTAACCCCGAACACGACGTTTCTCACGTAATTATGATGCCCAACATTGAGGAAAACGTCCCATTACCTAAAAATTCTAAAGATGCTACGCCTGAAATGAGCATGGAAGAGGAAATTACGGTAAGGGCAGAGACAATCAAAGTCATATCTGATTTAAAAGGTGAGCCTATCGAACCTAGTTACAAAGATCAGAAGGACGCAGTCGACTTAGCTAAACAAATGATGACCAATCCACTACTTAAACCTGAGTTTGGAACTTATACGAATGAGACCATGGCGTTTTTAGCCGGGTTAGTCGGACAGACGCAGTGTATGTTAGTTCAAGACCTAGCCGATTTTAAGTTATACGTAGTAAATAACTTGGTTAAGATCATTGAGTCTACAGATAATCCCAAAGAAAAGACAACAGCGTTAAGAGCGTTAGGCGAGGTTGACGGTGTAGATGCATTCAAGAAAAAAACTGAGGTCACACACAAACTAGAAAGTATGGAGGAGGTTGAGAAAGAACTTCTATCTATGTTAAACGACTTTAAGAAACAAGGGCTGTTGAAAGAACCCCCGCAAACCATAGAAGCAGAAGTAGTGGAAGAAAAGACAGATGGCGTTAGTTCTTAAGGAAGAGGAAAGATTAACCCCTGAGAAAGCAGCAGAGTTAATGCAGATGGTTCCGTATATGCAGCCGGAACAGAAGAGACTAGCGTTAGATAAGCTAAGGATATTTAAGAAGAATTGGGTACAAGAACATGGCAAGGATAACTTCTTAGACTTTATTCAGCACGTATACCCAGGCTACATGATAGGAGCACATCATAGAAGACTTGCGAACATATTTGAAGACATTGCCGCGGGCAAAAAGAAACGAGTTATTGTTAATATTGCGCCAAGACACGGGAAATCTGAGCTTATCTCATATCTTGCGCCTGCTTGGTTTTTGGGAAAGTATCCTAACAAAAAGGTTATTATGGCGTCTCATACCGCTGATCTTGCTGTTAACTTTGGTAGGCGAGTTCGTAACTTGGTGGGTAGTGACGCTTATAAAGACATATTTCCTCAAGTAGAACTACAAGCAGATAGTAAATCAGCATCACGATGGGGGACAAACTATAATGGGGAATACTTTGCAATTGGTGTTGGTGGTGCCCTCGCTGGTCGCGGGGCTGATCTGTTTATCATTGATGACCCACACTCTGAACAGGATGCTAAACTTGGACGACCTGACGTTTTTAAGCCTGCTTGGGAGTGGTTTCAGTCTGGCCCTTTACAGCGTCTTATGCCTGGTGGTGCGATTATCGTAGTAATGACTAGGTGGTCTAAGCTAGACTTAACTGGCGAGATTGTGAACCAAATGGTGAAGAATGACGAAGTGGATGACTGGGAGGTAGTAGAGTTTCCAGCTATATTAAATGAAGGTACTGAGAAAGAACGAAGTTTATGGCCTGAGTTCTGGCCACTAGAAGAATTAAAAGCTAAGAAAGCTGCATTAGATATTAGGTATTGGAATTCACAATACTTACAAAACCCAGTGTCAGAAGAAGGTGCATTGATTAAAAGAGACTGGTGGAAGATATGGGAGAAAGAAGATCCTCCGAAATGTGAGTTTACAATTATGAGTTTAGACGCGGCTCAAGAAGCTAATAACCGTGCTGACTATAATGCACTAACAACATGGGGCGTCTTTTTTAACGAAGAAACCAATAACTATAATATAATACTATTAAATTCAATTAAAAAACGACTAGAGTTTCCAGAGCTCAAAGAACTTTGTATGCAAGAATATAAAGAATGGGAACCTGATGCATTCTTAGTAGAAAAGAAATCTAACGGCGCTGCACTCTATCAAGAGTTTAGACGTATGGGCATCCCTGTTGGTGAGTTTACCCCAGGTAAAGGGCAAGACAAAATAAGTCGAGTTAATGCCGTGTCGGATCTATTTAGAAGTGGTATAGTGTGGGCTCCCGATAGACGGTGGGCTAAAGAAGTAATAGAAGAATGTAATGATTTTCCAAGTGGTGCTAATGACGACTTAGTAGATAGTACAACACTTGCATTAATGAGGTTTAGACAAGGTGGATTTATTCAACTACCAAGTGATGAAGAAGACGATAAGATATATGGTATTCCAAGTCGTGGTAAAAAATTATATGCGTTATAAGGAAATGAAATATGGCAAACATAGATAAAGGTTTATATCAAGCTCCAATAGGCATGGACGCAGAACCTACCATGGCAGATGCTGCACTCTCAATTGAAATTGAAAACCCAGATTCAGTTACGTTAGATGATGGTAGTATGGAAATTACTATTCAACCTGGTACAGAAGGTAGCGATGAGTTCAATGTCAACTTAGCTGAAGAATTAGATGAAGGACAACTTACACAATTATCAGGAGATTTAATTGGTGAGTACGATGCAGATATAGCATCAAGAAAAGATTGGCTTACAACTTATGTTGAGGGCTTAGAGTTACTAGGTTTAAAAGTAGAAGATAGAACAGAACCATGGCCAGGCGCATGTAATGTGTTCCACCCACTTATGACTGAAGCGCTGGTTAAATTCCAAGCTGAAACAATGATGGAAACGTTTCCGGCAGCAGGCCCAGTCAAAACACAAATCGTAGGTAAAATTACAAAAGAAAAAGAAGAATCAGCAAAACGAGTTCAAGAAGACATGAACTTCCAACTTACAGATGAGATGCCTGAGTATCGCCCGGAACATGAAAGAATGTTATGGGGACTAGGGTTAGCAGGTAATGCTTTTAAGAAAGTTTATTATGATCCTAACTTAGAACGCCAAGTTTCTATGTATGTAACTGCAGAAGATATTGTAGTTCCATATGGTGCGTCATCACTAGAAATGGCTGAACGAGTAACGCATATGATG